CAGATGATTAAGGAATACTATGTGAAGTATGAATCAACCCCTAACTTCGAAACTCTCGAACAAATTATCAAGTCTGAAGTTTCTCAAGAATTGGTTGCTAAAATTGTTTTGGATACACTAAAACAAGTTAAGGATGCACCATTCGAAGGAACACAGTTTGTCCAAGAAAAGGCTTTGAAATTCTGTAAACAACAAGAACTTCAAAAGGCTATGGATAAGGCACAAAAAATTATCACTCAAGGAGATTTTGAATCTTACGATAAAGTGGAGGGGTTAGTTAGGGAGGCATTACAGGTAGGTGAAATAGAGAAAGGTCAGACGGATATTTTCTCTGATTTAGAAACAGTATTAGATGAGGATTATAGACATCCAATACCTATGGGTATACCTGGTATTGATAAACTACTTAAGGGTGGTTTAGCGAAGGGTGAGATAGGTGTAATCCTTGCACCAACTGGTGTGGGTAAGACAACTATCTTAACCAAGATTGCAAATACTGCATTCAACTTGGGGTACAATGTCCTTCAAGTATTCTTCGAAGACAATCCTAAAATTGTCCAAAGGAAGCACTTCACAATATGGACAGGTATCCCACCTGATGAGTTGGCAAAACATAGAGAAGATGTAATGTCAAAGGTTACTGAAATACAAGAAACAATGAAAAACAAACTTGTATTGAAGAAATTGGCATCGGATACTATGACAATGAACCAACTTAAAAATCAGGTTAGAAAAATGATTGCGGATGGAAATAAACTTGATATGATTATGTTAGATTATATCGATTGTGTATTACCTGAATCATCATCAAAGGACGAGTGGAAAGCCGAAGGTTCGGTAATGAGAGGGTTTGAGGCAATGTGCCACGAACTCAACTTGGTTGGTTGGACTGCAACTCAAGGGAATAGAAGTTCTATTTCTTCAGAGGTAGTAACCACTGACCAAATGGGAGGGTCAATCAAAAAGGCCCAAGTTGGACACGTCATCATCACGGTGGCAAAAACACTTCAACAGAAAGAAATGAATTTGGCGACAATCGCGATAACAAAGTCTCGTCTTGGAAAGGATGGGGTTGTATTCGAGAACTGTAAATTCAACAATGAACTTCTTGAAATTGATACTGAAAGTTCAGTAACGTTCTTAGGATTTGAGGAACAACAAGAAGAGAAGAAGAGAGACAGAGTCAAAGAATTGATGGAGAAGAGAAAACAAAAGGAACAACAACAATTATAAAACACACAATTAATTATGGAAAAAATTTTAATAGAGAATCCCAACAGGTTCGTTATATTCCCCATTGAGCACAATGATATTTGGGAATTTTACAAACAACATCAAGCAGCATTTTGGACTGCTGAAGAGGTAGATTTGACTAACGATATTAGAGATTGGAATAATCTTACTGAAAATGAACAATATTTCGTTAAAAATATTTTATCATTCTTCGCAGCTTCTGATGGTATTGTTAATGAAAATCTTGCAGAAAATTTCTTAAAGGAAGTACAATATCCTGAAGCTAAATTTTTCTATGGATTTCAGTTGATGATGGAAAACATTCATAGCTTGATGTATTCATTACTCATCGATACATATATCTCAAACGAAAAAGAAAAACAACTTTGTTTCACAGCATTAGATAATCTACCTGCAGTTCAAAAGAAGGCTAAGTGGGCTCTTGATTGGATTGAAAACGCATCCTTCCAAGAAAGACTTGTGGCATTCGCTGCGGTTGAAGGTATCTTCTTTTCAGGGTCTTTCTGTTCAATTTTCTGGTTGAAGTCGAGAGGTATTATGCAAGGTTTGTGTAATGCAAACAGTTTGATTTTCAAAGACGAGAATCTTCACTGTGACTTTGCAATTCACTTGGTTAATAATCACTTGGAAACTAAACCATCAGAAAAAAGAATCAAAGAAATTCTATTGTCTGCATTGGAGATTGAAAAAGAATTCATTACTGAATCATTACCTGTTTCACTTATTGGTATGAACTCCAATCTTATGAAACAATATTTGGAATTCGTTACTGATGGATTGTTGGTTAAGTTTGGATGTAAAAAAGAATTCAATGTTGAACAACCATTCAAGTTTATGGAACAAATTGCAGTTGAAACAAAGGGTAACTTCTTTGAGTCAAGAACAATGGAATACCAAAAAGCTAAACTAAATGAAGAGTTATCATTTGATTCTGATTTTTAATTTAATATTTTTATATCTATGATGTCATTAAAAATTAAAAAAAGAGGTGGGGAGGATGTTTCATTCAACCCTCAAAAAATTTATAATAGAATTAAACGAGCAGCAAAAGGTTTGACTGTAAACTCTGATGAAATTTTCATTAAGGTGATTACATCAGTACCAACTGAAGGTAATATAACAACAAAAGAGTTAGACAAACTTGTTTACGAGATTGCCGCAGCATACACTGGCAGTCATTATGATTATTCAAGACTTGCAGCTTCGGTTGCAATCTCATCATATCATAAAGAAACTGAACCAAGTTTTTATAACGTGATGCATGCTCTTCATGTTGATGGTGTCGTTCATGATGAACTAATGTATATCGCCGAAAAGTATGGTCCGTCTAAGATTGATGAGGTTATCAATCATGATAATGATTACAATTTTGATTATTTCGGATGGAGATCATTACAAGAAATGTATCTATTGAAGACACCTGAAGGAAGAACAATCGAAAGACCTCAACACATGTACATGAGAGTGGCATTGTGGGTAACCAATTCATTCGAAGAGGCTGTGGAGTATTATCATTCATTATCAAGTCAAAGAATTTCTAAGGCGACTCCAATAATGATTAACGCAGGAACCAAAGTCCCTCAACTTGCTTCTTGTGTATTACATTATAATAATTCAGATTCAAGAGAAGGATTACTAAAAACCTTGAATGATATTTCAACATATTCATCAGACGCTGCAGGTATTGGATTATCGATGTCTAACATCAGAAGTAAAGAAAGTCGAATTACGTCTTCAGGTGGATTCGCCGGTGGTTTGTTGAAGTACTTGAAGATTGTTAATGAATCTTTAAGATTCTTTAATCAACAAGGTAGAAGACCTGGTAGTGCGGCAATCTATTTGGAACCGTGGCACAAAGATATTTTCGACTTGTTGGAAATCAAAAAGAATACAGGTGCAGAAGAATTGAGAGCGAGAGACTTATTTACAGCACTTTGGATTCCTGATAATTTCATGAGAGCGGTAAAAAACAATGAAGATTGGTATTTGTTCTGTCCAAATGATATTATCAAAGCAGGTATCAAACCTTTACAGGAATGTTTTGGTGACGAATATGAAAGAAACTATCAGTTAGCGATTAATGCTGGTATTGGTCGTAAAGTGAAAGCCCAAGAGATTTGGAGTAAAGTAATTGAATCTCAAGTTGAAACTGGGGTTCCTTACTTATGTGCTAAAGATAGTGCGAACAAGAAAACCAACCATCAAAACATTGGTGTGATTAAACAATCTAACTTGTGTAATGAAATCTATCAGTATACTGATGAGAACACAACAGCGATTTGTACTTTATCATCAATCGTTCTTAAAAACTTTATTGTTGAGGGAAAGTTTGACTACAAATTATTAATTCAAGAAGTTAGAAAAGCAGTACGAGCGTTGAACAATGTTATCGACAAGAATAATTATTCAACTGAAAAAGGTCTTAAAGGAGGTTTAGAACAAAGAGCAATTGGTATTGGAGTACAAGGTTTAGCGGATGTATTCTGTCTTTTGGATTATGTTTTCACTTCTGATGAGGCTAAGACTTTGAACAAAAATATTTTTGAAGCAATTTACTTCGCAGCAATTACTGAAAGTAATGATTTGTGTAAGAAAGGAATTAGACACCCTTACGAATTCTTCAAAGGTTCTCCAATGTCAAAAGGTATCTTCCAATTTGATATGTGGGAAATTAATGAATCTGAGTTATTCTTAGATTGGGAAACACTAAAGAAAGATGTTCAAGAGTTTGGTGTTTGTAACTCCTTATTTACCGCTCAGATGCCAGTTGCATCTTCAGCAAAAATTACAGGTTCATTTGAAATGACTGAACCAGCACATTCAGCACTCTTCAACCGAAGAGTTGTTGGTGGGGAAATTATGATTGTGAACAAGTACTTAATTAATGACTTTGAAAAAATTGGTATTTGGTCTGAAGATTTGAAGAATGAAATTATTTTAAATGAAGGTTCTATTCAAAACATTAATTTTAATCAATACCTTGACCCTGAAGACAAAAACTATAACAAAAAGGTTAAGAGAATTGAACATTTAATTCCTAAGTACAAAACAATTTGGGAGATTTCTCAGAGAGACTTGATTAATATGTCGGCTGATAGAGCACCATTCATCGACCAGTCTCAGTCTATGAACATATATATGTCGAACCCTACGTTGTCTAAAATTACATCATCTCACTTTCACTCGTGGGAAAAAGGTTTGAAAACATTATGTTATTATGTAAGGACTAAGGCAATTTCAACTGGTGC